GCTATTCCTGGCTCACAAGTCCTTCGCTTCTGTGAAGAAACTCAATGAGAAAGTAGGTTGTGTCTCTAACCCTAGGATTGGAAGTAAGAGATCTTTCTTCCAATATCTAGAATTAAACACTGATTGAACATTCCTGTAGACGGTGAAGATATCTTCGTCTGTCGTACAAGACTGATTCATGTATTCGTCCGGTAGGATAGAGAACAAGAATTCTTGTCTCTTCCTCAACCGTCGCGCTATAGGTACATCGTCGCCAGGATTTCCTGATATACGAGCTGTCACAGACGTGACAGATTGATACCATCCACAGAATTCTGTCATTGATATCAACCCTACAGACGCGGCGTGGGCGGTTTTCCGACTTTGCCAATGGGAGTATTTCTCCCAAGGCAAACGGGGCACATCCAGGGATTGAATTCCAATCCAGTCTGTGCCGTCCAAGTCGTCAAGAGTAAGTACTTCCTGACTGGATAGCATAGAATCTATACTATTCACCAGGATCTCCTTACGATGTCCATCCTCGAAGGTCTCCATACTACCTACGCAGAAAATCTCTGCGAGAGTACTATGATCACACTCAGAAAGGTAATAGAGAATATCTCTATACCTCTGATCGAGGGTTAATAGGTAACCGGGCTCATCCCCACAGGGATGTCCCAGGCCTCCAAGCCACGTTGGAAGTCCAACGGGTATGGAGCACCTCCTAATTACTCGAGATAAGGAAGGACAGGATTCTATCATCCTATCTACGAGTGTAACAATACGGTCCCTAGATCCATGGAATTCCATGTATCGTAGCGAGTCCCCAATCTGCTTGATCCGAGAGCAGACAGCTGTCTCTCCCTTCGAATCAAGCGGACGGAACAACCTAGGTTTTACGGTATCGACAAATGTCCATCCGTTACTATCCCAGGTCCGCAGTGCGACCTCTTCGGTGAAAGTAAGAAAAGACTTACTCTCATACCAGCTACTTTCACTTGGAAGGAAGCCAAAGGTACGGTACACCAACACGAGAAATCTCGAGATTGGTGCAAAGCCGAAGGAGGTAACATCATCCCCACTCTGAATTGAAACAACCGGTTGGTTGAACAACAGAGTGTCAATGATCCCTTGAATCCGCGGAATATTCAATTGAATAAAGGCATCTGCCTCAGCCACCGAGTTACCATTGTAATCCGGTAAGCTGTCTGCGAACTCACGAACTGAATACCTAACGAAAGCGGAGGAAATGTTCAGGAAAATTCCTGCCAGACCCTCTCCCATCATGATACCACAATTGTGGTCAGAGATGGTTTTCTTAGGTAGATGGAACACCCGTGGTGTAGTCACCAAGTCCACTCCCAATTGGAAGAGACCATGACAACTACTTTTCGCGATAGAGTCAGCAACTCCTTGGAGTACTGACACTACGGCGCCACGGTGTGGCGTATCGGTCGCGGTAGTAAGGTCTACCGATACAGCGAAATCGAAAAGCAGACTATTCCCAGACTTACTGGAAATACCGGTGTGACTCCTCGCGTTGAGGAGCACAAGCCAGTCGTATAGTTTAACTTTTGATTTCAAACCGATACGAATCGATTCATCCATTTCGATGATGGGATCATCAACGCAATGGCGTGAAATCGAACCTATTAAGGCAATGAAAAAGGATGTGATCGTTATGATCCGCACCTTAAGCCCCGGTTCCGGGGCGGGAGTAACTCGCGAGTCAATTGACCCGCCAGAAATCCGAAGAAGGGGTCTTTTCCCTTTCCTAAGATTCTGGAAATCCTCAACAGCATTGAATTCAATACCTGGTGTGGTCCGAAGCTCCCTCAGAGCCCAAAATAAACCAAGATGACCAAGACGTGAGTCGATCAATTGATCGGTGCAAACCCCGATATCGGGATATGCTACCTCACAAAATGTATCATCTAGGCTATATGCGCTTCCACGTAAGACAAGAGCACCAGTTATGTCATACAGATTCTCTGTAGACACCGCGTCCAAGATGGACGAGACCGG